TTGCAGTACCAGCTGCAATAGCAATAGCTATTAGATATGGTGGTATAAAAGGATATGCTGCTGCAATGATGAAACCAAGTGTCGCAGAAGCAATAGCAGAACCAAGATTTTTTACTCCAGGCGCCTTAAACACATCTGAAAAAATAACTCTTTATCAAAACGGTATAATGGATGCTGTTACGCAAATGTTTACAGAGTCAGATAATGTCGTTTCAGAACAAATACAAGCTGGGCAAAAAGAACTTGGTCTATCTGAAGAAAAACCAAGAGGGTTGTCAGCTGTGTTAAGTCCAATTACAAGTTTAGGTATAATACCAAATTCACGATCTAGAGATGCATTAAAAGATTTAACTAAAAAACAAAGTTATACACCTTTACCAAACGTACAAGACTTTAGACAGACTGAAGATATATTTAGTGAAATTAACAGAAGAAGAGCTTTGTCAGGTAACAACCCTAACACGCAAGCTCTAGCAGATAGGAATAAATAATGCCAGCAGTAGCAAATCCTATAACATTTGGAGGTTCTTCTAGAAACTACGGATACAATCCTCCGTCTAGAATTGAATTTAGTGATCTTCCTTATTTACAAAGACCGGGAATGACAAGAGGTGTACCTACATATACTGTAGGTGGTGGTTCTAGACAACCTATTAGACCAGGCGTTGGTTTAGGAACAGGTCAAGGAACCACTATAGTTTCTGGTTATAGCCCTATTAGTTACAATCCAAACACCAGAAATAATTCTTTTGATGTAGCTGATGATGAATATGGCCCTATATCTACAGAAGATATGATAAAAGCAACAGCAACCGATCAATTGTTATCAGGTGGTGTTGGTGCATTGTCCGCTAGATTGTTAGGACAAAATTTAACAGGCGTTGATTTAGGAGGAGGTTTTTTAGGACAAGTACCTTATTTAGGAAGAGGGTTAAAAGAATTAGATTATTTTCTTAACCCAACATACTCTAACGCAATAGATGCTAGTGGTTTTTTAAGAGGAACTGCTAGATATATAAAAGATTTTCCTGGAAGAGTTGAAAATGCTATTGGTCCTAATTCAATATTTGGAGGAGGAGGTACAGGTCCTAGATATGCTGGAGGAAGCATAGGAGGAAGTCCTATTTCAATAACTAATACATTAAGTAGTATTGGATCTGGTATTTCAAGTTTAGTGAGCAAATTACCTGCAAGTGTAGTTCAAAATTTACCAGGAAATACAGCAATGACATATTCACCTCTTGGTGGAGGAATGCCTATTTCACCAAACATTTTAAACAAAACAAAAGCAGCTGCTGCTAGTAATGCTGCTTCTAATAACCCTGGATTTTTAGGAAGTGTAGGAAATTTCTTTAATCAATCTAGATCTTTTATTCCAGGTGTAAGTGGTACAGGAGCTTCGGCAACAGGTTTTGGTGGAGGTGGAGTACCAGGTAAAGGCATAACAAGCATAGGTAATGTTCTTGGAACTGTTGGTGGGATTTTATCTTTAGCTGATTTTGTAAAAGATCCATCATTAGCATCAGGCCTTGGAACATTAGCGGGAGCTGGTGCGTCAGGTATTGGAGCTTTCTCAGGTCTTGCTCCAGCAGCTCCTTTTCTTGCTCTTGGAGCTTTAGCTGCTGGTTTATTAGGTATAGGTAACAAAAAACCATCTAATAAAACAGGCTACGCCAGTGTAGATTTTGATAATTTACAATCTCAAAGTTACAGCATTGGTGATTACAAAAGAAAAAAAATGAATAAAGAAAATGTAGAATTTACAAAAAAATTATTAGATCCAATTATACCTTATATAGAAGAAATAGAAAAAAAATATGGTTTTGATTTAAAAGGTGACTTGCAAATAAGTTATGGTGGTCGAGATGGTTTATTTTATAACATAGGGGATATAGATCAAGAAGGGTTATCTAGAAGAGACATGTTTTTAAATAGAGTAGATTACTACGATGGTAGAGATCAAAATGTTTATAAAAGAAGGTTTAATACAGATGAAGCAGGTTTAACTAAATTTTATGACTCCATATTAAAAGATTTAGAAAATATAGCTAAAAATAAAATAACTAATCTTAGACAATATAGAGGAATACAAAGACAAATTCCACAAGGCGTATTTAGTTATGGAATACCAGGTGGTGGTATGATTCCAAGTAATGTAACAGTTCCTCCTAAAACAAAAGGAGGGCCACAAGGGGTATTTACATATGGATATAACACTTAGAGAAATAAAAAATGAAAAATACTTTACGAGACTTTTTAATTATTTTTGTATCAGTAGCAGCTGTTAGTAGTTTACTTTTAGCTGAGGACAGCAACATAACAAATACAACTACAACTACATCAACTGTCACTAGCAATAACACCAACACGAACACTAATTATAATCAAAACACTAATGTTTCTAACAACACCAATACTAATAATACAACAATTAACTCAACAACTAATTCAACCACAACAAATACTAACAATAATACTTCTGTTGTAACAAGCACTGTTAATCAAACACAAAATGTTAACAATACTTCTTTGATAACTAACAACTCTACGAATCAAAATAACAACACTAATGTTAACACTTCAACAACTTCTAATACCAATAATAACAACAATGTTTCGACATCAAGTTCTGACGTTACAACTAATAATCAAAATTTTAATACAAATAACAATACTTCACAGAATGTAAATACAAACACATCAACAAGCAGCAGTTCACAAAAGGTAACACAAAGGGTTAAATCTCCACCTCCGAGCGCCGTGGCTCCTTCCATAATGTCATATAGTCAGGACCTATGCACATCAGGATCTAGTTCAGCAGTCCAAACTCAATTCTTTGGTGTATCAACAGGTAGAAGTGTGCGAGACGAAAACTGCGAAAGACTAAAGCTTAGCAAAGGTCTTTATGATATGGGAATGAAGGTTGCAGCTGTTGCATTACTCTGTGAAGATGCACGCGTATGGCGTTCGATGATGCAAGCCGGTAGTCCTTGCCCGTATAAAGGCAAGATAGGTGAGGAGGCTCGTATAGCTTGGGAACAAAATCCAGAAGAAAGACCAGATTGGGAAGAAGTAAGAAAAGAATTAACTGGTTATGAAGTAAAAGCATATAAAAAGAAGGATTTCTGTAACAGGTATCCTAAGCACAAAATATGTTCAGGCTAATTACATTATTATTTTTAACAACATCTGCATGGGCAACTGACCCTGTATTTACTGTTGGTACAGAAAGCATAATAAATATACAAAACTCAGGAACAGCTCTTAATCTTGGAGATGATTCAATGAGTGGTATGAAAGACATTGGCTTTGATTTTACTTTTTATGATCAAACATTTGACCAAGTAAATATATCTATGAATGGATTCTTTACCTTTCAATCAAACTTTAATGTATCAAGACAAAGAAACTATTTATCAGAAACAATACCAGCCACTTCATTCAATTATTCTGTATTTCCAATGTGGACGGATTTAATTAACAGAAACGGTACTCAAAATCCTTATATTCAGACATTTGGTAATACATCTGACACAGATCAATATTTTGTTATTGGATGGTACAACGCAAAAGAATACAGCAATCAATTACAAAATACTTTTGAAGCTATTTTATACGAAGGCACAAATGAAATTCAATTCAGGTACGATAAAATACAGATTCGTACACATGATATTACAATAGGCGTTCAAGGTAATAACGAAGCAACAACTTATTTACGCTATGAAGACACTAATGCAAAACAGTATATGCAGACAGATGATTTTAGCGTTACTACAGCAACAGAAGTTATAGATGAATCATTTAGCAATCTTTCTTCCGAGTGTTTAGTAAATTCTTCTTACTCAGAACTTTGTGATGTGTATGATTTAACTAATGATTCTAACGACGATAACTTTCTTTATGGAATAGATGAGGATATAATATTTGGATATGATGAAGATGAAACAATATTTGGGTTTAGCACAGATGAAGACGAACAGTTCTTTTCTTTTTCAGTGGGCTTTGAAGATGATAACGATTGGAACGATGATGGTAGTAACATTGATACTATTTTTATTCTTAGCGACATTGAACCTGATCAGGGATTTAATTTAGAAGATGACTCATTACTTATACATATTGATAGCGAGTACGATATTGAGTTTGTGGATGCTCTTCCAGATTTGGAAGAAGAGTTTTTAGAGATAATAGATATAGAAACAGAAGAAGCAGTTCCATATTTTGAAGAAATCCAAGAGAGAGTTGAAGAAGACTTTCTTGTGTTTGTAGAGGAAGAAGTTATTGAAGAAGAAATAGCTGAAGTTATAGAAGAATTGTTTGATGAAGAAGAAGCAATTGAGGAAGAAGAAGAGTTACTTGACGAATCAATTGATGAAATAAATCCTGAAGAAGTAGAAGAAGAAGTAGAAGAGAATCAATTTAAAAGAAGAAATATATCAACGACAAGAAACACTATCTCAAACCTTGTTACAAGCGTTGTAAGAGGAAGCTATGCGTCTTCAGGTAGTAGCAACTCAAATAACAATAACGGCTCTGTAAACGTCTCTGGTACAACAGTAGGGAATGTTAGTTCACCTACTGCCTCAAACCAAGTTGCTGCTGATCAAGTTCAGACTAATAATGTGTTACAATCTATTACAATTATGCCTATGCCTGGTATTGATAACACACCTTCTGTTGCCATGGCCGAAGTTCAAATAACAACTATGGAAAATCAAATAGAAAGCGTTACATCTTCTGTTATGACTGCATCAGAAGCAGATCAAGTAGCAGATCAAATTGTAGCTCAAAATATACAAGCCCAACAAGAAGCAAACGAAAGAAGTCAAAGTGAATCTGGTGAGTATGATGCGCAAGGACAAGCTAACTTATTAGCATATATGGGTTACTCATCAGGATTTAATGATTATCAAAGTTTAGACATACCAGATGGATCTAATTGGTATGAACCTAAAGATATATATGCAAATGTTACTTTGAGTGATAATGTAGATGTATATAATAATTTGGTAGGAACTAATTTAAATCAACAATCAAACTTAATACAAACACAAAACATGGAGTTTTTTAGATAATGTCCGAGGAAGTTAAAATAGTAGAAGTCGAAAGAAAGTCTTGGTATAATAATCCAGAGGGTTTTGATAAGTGGAGAGTGTTTCCACGCATACTTATAACATTATATGGTGTTATGTTTTATAAAACTTGTGATTGGTTTATGTCATTACCCGACCCGACTAATGCTCAATCAGCGTTTGTTTCTATAATAGTAGGCGCTGGAGCTGCTTGGTTTGGTTTATACATTGGCAAAAAATAGGAGATAATTATGAAAAATATATTACCTAAACTTCAACAGTACATCACCATCGTGGGGGTGATCACGGCCATCGGCGGCGGCTTCTACACGTGGGGTCAGTTTAATTTACGTCTTGATAATATAGAAAAGAAAAAAATTAAATCAGTAAATATTGTACCATTGCAAGAATCTATTGCTGAGTTAACAACAAAGGTTGATAATTTAGAAAAAAGATTAGATAGAAATGAAGACAGGATTGATAAGCTTGGCAATAATGACAATCCTTTAGCTATGTAACTTTACCTGCTTTTAACTCACCATAGCCTTGAGCAAATGGTCCTTCAGGAACGTCAAGGTATTTTGCTTGACCCGTGTTTTCTTTAAGTCTTGAACGAACAATTTTTCTGTCGTCAATAAGTTCTGACACATATCTTCTAAAGGTGCTTTGAGATACACCTTTTAACTCAGGAGGCATTTCGCCCTCACGAGCTACAAAACCATCTTCGCCTGTAACTGTAAAAGGATTACCTTTTTGTGCTGCTAACTTAATTATTTGAACAAGGCTTCTAAGTCTTATAACTTTATCTTGTTCGTCTACAACAGATATATCTTGTGATGTACCTTCTAATAATCCCGACTCATCGTTACGAACAAATATTCTAACCTCTCGGTTAACAGGACCATTTGATTTAACAACTGCTCCATAGATAACTTTGTTTCTTTTAAATGTTTCTTCTACTTTTAAACATACTGTTTTAGCCTCTGACTCAGGAGCAGGCCATAAAGCCATAGCAAATCTGCTTCCATCAACAAGTGCTGATGTACCTCTAATTAAATTACGAGCATGTTCTGGAGTGCGAACAGGATACTTCATGTCTATCTTAGTCATATGATGTACCATGAGAAACGTAGCATTTGTTCTTGTTGCTAGGCTTGCAAAGTATCCTGTTACAAATGCACCATGAGATGGGTCTGCATTGATGTCTGCTAGAATAAAACTAGCAAGAGGATCAATAACAACGAGAGCCAAATTATCCATTTGCATAATCTGTCGCTCAATCTGTTTCCACTCATCCGTGATAACAGGGCGACCATTTTGGATTGCAACGATAGGTACAACGCCACCATGGTCTGGGAACGGGATAATATGTAAGTCACACCCTGTTTCCCTAAATCTATGCCCTTCAGTATCCAACTTTTCAATACGTCTATGTATTTCATCTTTTTCGTCCTCTGCTGTTAAGATAACGACATTGCCGTTATCGAGTAATGTAGCATCAAAAGCAGTGTCTACTCCAACATTGCCATATGCTATCTTCATGCCCAAGTCGAGAGTCAATATACCTTTACCTGTGTCACCCGAAGCAGCTAATATTCCTGCAACTCCTTTAGGTAAAGTTGACTCTAACAAATATTCATAGGCCGGGGCTTTGCCTTGAACTAAATTTTTAACAGATAGAGAGTTATTTAACAAATTAATAGGCGCTGTGCCTTGTGTGTTTAATACTTCATCAATGTCAAAATTTTCTTCTATTGCATCAGCAACATCCCAACCTTTTGGTTTATAATCAGGAATATCTACGACCTTAACTGATGCACATATATTGTTTAAATGATGAGAGAGCTTGTTAGCAAACTTTTTTCCTGCTTCATCATTGTCTGGCCATATAATTAAATTCTTACCTTCTAAAACACTCCAATCTGTTTTTTCAAGATTAGTATTAGATCCTCCCATAGCACTTGCGGCTGGTATATTTTTAGACATAAGTGCGTCTACGCACTTTTCTCCCTCAACAAACACAATGGTACTTGCGTTAGATATGTTTGGAATGTTGTATAAAGGTCTGATAACAGGCATTTTGTATTCGCCTGATGCTAATCTAGGTCTAAAAGTTTTTTCTCCGTTGTCCATTTCAATACGAAGAACAGTGCATAATAATTTATTATCTTTGTCTAAATACTTATGCTCTATAACTTTTTCTTGTTTAGGCTCTTGTTTGTATGTTGATTGTACGGGTTCAATATATGTTTGATGTAGTGGTATCCCAAACCTTTCTGAAATTTCTTTTACTGAATCTTGAAATGAAGTGTTTTGTGAATATGACCATACATCAATAAAATCACTAAATGAATAACCACCGTTAAACTCGCTGCCTAAACCATCTTTGTCTAAATTAAATGAACATGAGTCGCCTGGCGAACCTTGTAAGTCACCAATAACAAATTCATTTCCTCGTATACGACCGTTTGGAAACATATAACTAAATATGCTCTTTAATGACCCCTTTGCTCTAATTTTAAAATCTGTAACATCAAACTGTGAAGGAATATCATTTCCAACCTGGTTGAAGTCCAGATGATTGCTCTTTATCACTTTTTATTTCCCAACATTTAATTTTAAATTCACAAAATTTACATAAAAAACTGTCCGCCTTCGTTGCTACTCTAGGCATCATTTCGCCACTGCTTGTCGCTTTTAAAATATTAACCGCCGCATCTGATACCCTTTGTGCAACTTTAGCATTAAAAGGTATTTTTTCAAAATATATCTCTTGCGTGTTTTTATTTACAACAGTAAACAAAGCAGGATTATCCATTAACCCCATGTAAGCTTGGTATAAAACTACCTGTGCGTAATAAACCTGATTCGTTTCTTTTGTCCCTTTTTTTTTAAATTCATTCCATTTTTTATCATTAGCTGATTTACATTCCCATAAAAATGGGTAAGACCAATCAACAGGACCATCTGTTATAATACCATCAACATGGCCTTTTATTTCTCCATCAGCAGTATCAAAACCAAACTGACGACCTTGTTTGTCTTCTGTAAGCAGATTAAATCCTGCTCTTACTAGCCATGCGATAGCTAAATCTTCAAAATCATGACCAACTTGAAATATTCTTAATGTTCTGCCATCAAAATCTTTACCCTCGTCTGGAGGAATTTGCATGTAACGATATTGTAATTTTCTTTTACATGGCTCTCCAAGAGATGAAGCTCCAAGATAAGTTCTTTTTGGTTCTTTTTGATTTTCAAGAACTAAAGCTTTGTCAATAAATGGTATTACCAAATCACTGACATCTCCTTTGTTTATAGGTGGATTAAGATCTATCATTTAAAAAGGAATCTCATCGTCAAAGGGTGTATCATATTTTTTATTTTTATCTGGTTTTTCTTCTGAAACAATAGAACGAGATTCTGTAACATCCTCTTGTATTCTTTCGTTTAATCTATTTTTATAAGAAACTAATAATGTTGTTACTAAATTAAATATTTGATCTGATGATATTTCTCGTATTTTAGTTTCCCAACCTATAGCTTCAAAATTTGGTACAACATCTTTAATAGTGTCTTGTACGGCATTTTTTTCTGGTTCTGTTCCTGTATACATATTGATTTCCTTTACTTGTTAGTGTGGGAGATTTTTGACAATAGGCTCTCCCACGGGCCTAACGGAATAGGTTAAATGATAATTACCTACTGTCTTATGCCCAAGATGGTTTACCTGAGCTGTTTGCAGGAGCCTGTGAAGGAGCTTCTGCTACTGTGCCTTGAGCTGCAATTGGGGTAGCATCTACTTTAGTTTGCACAGTTTGGGTAGACGACTTAGGTTGTTTTACTAAACCATCTGGACCTTTTGGTTGTGTATATTCAGGCATACCTGGAACAATAATTCTATCAAGTTTATTGTTCTTTTTATCGTTATACTCTTCAATACCAACCGATGTTTTAAATACAAGGTTATTTAAATCACCGTAAGAAGATAAAACTCTAACAGCTTTAGCTGCATCACTCATATCTCTTGGCTCAATATTATAACAAGACTCAAGCATTGCACGAATAGTTCTCATGGAAATGTTTCCTGCTTTACTTCTACCATTGTCATCAAGACTACCACCCATAACTGTTAAGTTTGTCCAAAATTTACGTCTTTCAAACTCACCATTAGTTACAGTAAATTCGCAATCTAAATATTGTGCATCAGAACGTGTTGATTGTTTTAACAATCCACCATCACCTGCACCACCCGGTCTTATTGTTAACAATACGTCAACAATAGTTCCTTCAGGTATAGGTGTAAAATCTGATTGTTGTGAACCTGAAAATTGTTCGTCTGCTTCATTAAAATTTAACATTATGCTGTCTCCTTATTTGTTTGTACCTCTATGTTTGGTATATTGTGATTTAAAGTTTCTGCTGTAGTTTTTGTTTTAGGAGCTACTAATTTTGCTAATAGCTTACCTAAATGCGGCTCTTCAACAGGATTTAATTTACCGCTTCTGTCTTTAGCTGGAAATCCATCAGGATTATCTGTATGACATATAAATTCACGCCATGATGCTCCAGTGTCATCACGATTTATTCTCATGGTAACAACTTCATCGACAATACCAGGCAATTCGTTACCCACTTTCGACCCTTCAATCTGAAGTTTATAAATCTTCTGATTAAAGTCATCAACATTCTCATCAAGAATACCAACTAATACAACATTTTTATCTCTAACATGTTGTAGTTGTGTTAACCAATCAAGCATTTCTCTGCCGTGTAATCCATACACTGCAAGCATATTAATTTTTTTAGTCTTCTCTGTTAACACTTCGTCTTGCTGTTTACACCAACGAAAACTTAATCGACCTGCTACTGTTATTGAATCAACAAATAGTGTCTTATATTTTTCATGTAATGCTGCGGGGTCACCCCATTCCTTAACAAGTGCATCATAATGAGCCTGTGAATATGGCATGTCATTACTTAGACTTGGATTAGGACCACCAAAGTAACAAGCAAAGTTTCTTGCTTCTTGCCATGTTTCTGGTCGTATTGTGTCGCCACCCCACTCATTGAGTGCAATGTCACCAGCTTCTAAATCCATAAATAATGTTTCTTCAGCAGGTAGTGTAAATAAAAGGCTAGTTTTACCAACACCGCTTTCGCCTGCTATGACAATCTTAGCTCCTTTTGTTTCTTTTAATCGTTCCGACGCTTTAATTATTTTCATGTTTACTCCTTCTAATTTATTAATCTATTTTTTATTTTTTTTAATTTTTGAGCTTCTTCTTTATCAAATGGCTCAATGGTTATACGAACAGCAGGGAGGTTAATATCAGGTGTAAATTTATCTTCATCAAAACAATGAATAACTTCAACGCCTTTATTCATTTTAGATTTAACAACAAATCTACAAAGACCTGAAAAAGAAGCCTCCCCTAACGCATTTAATATGTTTTCCATATCTTTTTTAGTCACAAGGCTTCTCCTCGACACTGATATAATAATCAGGCCCTTTAGCCTCGACTGTCCGAGATTCCTCAAGAATAAGTTGTATACGAGGATCTGCATCCTTGTACTTATTCTCAGGTACTTTAACAGTAATGTCAGATATGTTCTTTGCGACTTCTGAGCCAAAGTCTTTTTCTACTTTGTCCAGTGCTTCCCACAGTGTATTAGTATCCCACGTTACTGCCTTCTTTACTGTTGCCTTTACTGAAAAATCTTCTTCTGTAAAAGTAACAGTTCCGGTGTCCTTATTATCTCCTCGTAATCGAGATTCAACACGCTGCGAATATCTTCGCTCACATATTTCTTTCTCTAAACTTCGGAGTGAATTAGCTACACCTTTTAAAAGAGTAAGATCTTCATGCAACTCTTTTATTTTTTTTACGTCGTTTGCAATGTCATCAACTTCTTCATCATGCCATTTACTCACGACCTTTTCCGCTATTGTTTTAACTTTCATTCTATCCTCGCTATGTTTTTTCTATTTACTTTTTCTATTCTAATCGCTAAAGTTGTTCCGTTTGTGAAACAACATATGGGAGTTTATACTACAAATGATAACTGCACGTCAACTAAAATTTTCGAGAGATATTTTAAGGTTATCGACACGAGAGTTATGTGCTCTATCTGGAGTTTCGCCTTCGACTATATCGAGGGCTGAGAATGGAGCCGATGTCAAGTATTCGACTATCAAAAAACTTGCCAAAGTTTTTAAGAGTAAGGGAATAACTTACCCGACGAGTAAGTCCTTAAAGCACTTAGGTGTTCTTGTAAACTTTGATGATTCTCACAAATCATCATGCGAAACAAAAACCAACAAGAGTGGCGACTACTTTACGTCACGATAGTATTTAACGCATTAATTATCTTTACCAACACAATGACAGAAGAAAAACAAAACTTACTTTTCTTTAGTCGTCGTCGTGGTTTGGCTAATTCAGAGGTACCTTATGTAATTGAGGATTAATCTTTATCTTTAAAGTCTAGATGAACAATGTTGTCTTTTATTTTTTCTTTTTTAATATCTGAGTTTATTTCTTTTTCTTGTTTTTTATCGTAATAACCTTGAATTTTAGTTATATCAATTTCATCTTGTTCCATAATAGAATTAAGACAAGCTGTTAAGACAGCTATGCCTGCACCAACTCCTTTTACTATATTATACTGACTTACCGAAAGCATAATTGAGGTAATTGTAATTTGACCTGGCGTAAAACCCCTATCAATCATCTTGTCAAAGTACATTCTATAAGACCAAGCTAATTCATTTGCTTGCTTATTTAGATCTTCGCTCATTGGTCGTGTTTTTGCTGCTTAACAACCTCTTCGTATCTTTTATCAATCATACCAGCTAACTCACGGCCTTTGGCTCTATTGTTAGTTTCAGCTATTGCTGCTAGCTTTTGATATGAAGCATGATTAAGAGCTATACTCTTATATTTTTGAATATCTGGCATTAAATTCTCCTTTTTTCTTTACCAATATCTTGTATATATATATATTTTTGTGGGATAATCAAGTAAAAAAATGGGAGCCAGTCATAATGAACGTGTAATAAGAAGGACATACTGGCTCCCCAACGAAGGAACCACAATCATATTGGGAATACATAATCGTGGGAGCAATTCCATATGTAGTATGTTTGTTATGCATCGTCAATAGATATTGACTGTTTTTTGTTAAAAGAATATGTGGGCATAGTTATAGGTCTTGTAGATTTTTTTGTTGTTTCACACAATCCAAGTCTATGTAATTTACCCATAACGGCGCTTCTGCTTACATCTCCAAATATTGCCGCTATTTCGTAAGATGTTTTTCCTTCTTGTTTTAGTTGTTTTAATTGTTGAACACGTTCATCTGTCCATTTTTTTCTCATTTTATATCTCCATGTTCTTTAATATATGTTCAATAACTTTTACGGTAAATCCGTTACCAAGCATCTTGTATCGCTGTGTATTTGATACGGCAGCTGTATAGTTATCTGGAACTGTTTGTAATCTTTCACATTCTAAAGGCGTTAGCTTACGCCAAGTTAGTTCTTCTTCTTTAACAGCTAAACTGTCTTTTGTTGATGATGTTAAAGAATTACTTTTATCGTCTTTTCTCAACTCTAACATTTGTTGAGGTTTAGTTTTTTTCCACTCAACATTTTTACCTTCTTTGTTTTTAGATCTAGCTCTTAAAGCACCACCTTTAACAACAACTTTAGGTTCTCTATGGCCGCCACCCATTGTTGTAAGTGTAGGTGACTTACCATCCTCTGAGTACACTCGCTTTATAATATCGTAACCTTTTAAATCTGCGGCAGTGCCAACTTGTTTAGGTGTATCGTAAGTTTCTACCTTTGCACTATCAGAACGAGCCAAGACTGTTGGGCTTTTACCATCTTTAGAATAAACCCTTCTTTGTCTTTCATTGTCTTTAAGTATCTCTTTAGGTATGTCATATAATTTTTTAGGTGTATCGTAAGTAGGAACCATTGTTCTTTGTTTTCGCTCGATGCTGTTCCAAGATGCAGCTCCTTGATAAGATGCTGTTAAAACAAAAGCCTTACCATCTTTTGTTGTCATCTTTTTTAAATCTTCATCAGCCCTCTTTTTTACATAAGATGATATTTGTCCTTTATACATAGTTGCATTAAGACAAGCAGATTTTTCATCAATATCTTTAACTAAACTACCTCTTTCTCTTCCTGCAAAATCATTTTTTAAGTACTGAGGTCTTTCACCCCAATCTTCTGAGGGTTCTAATATATCTCTTAAAACAATTCCTAAGTCTTTTGGTTGCTCGATGTTTGGTATGTTCGTCCAATACAATCTGTTCCTACTTTGAGCTGATACTAAAGCTGAATTAATTTTTATTGGCTCGATACCAAACAAACTTCCATTATTACATTCTGGATATATATCTGACACTTGTTGCGAGATAACATCTTGAAATTCTTTTTTCATACGAACATTCTCAAGCAAAAAGTATTTAGGTTTAACCTCTCTTAACAATCGAACAAATTCAAAAAATAATGCAGATCTAGGGTCATCAAATGCTAATTGTTTTCCAGCAAAAGAAAAACCCTGACAAGGGCTGCCCGCAACAATCAAATCTATATCATAAATAAAATCTGACCCTGTAATATCCTTAATATCGCCAAGATGTATTGTTTCTGGAAAATTTTCTCTAGCAACTTTAATAGCATACTTATCTATTTCACTTGCATAATACTTATCTACTTTAATACCTAAATTTTTTAGTGCAATCTGTGTGCATGACATCCCGTCAAATAAACTAAGTACGTTCATTTATTTATTTCCAACATTTATAATGAATGCCTTCGTCTTGATGACGACTGCAAAAAACACAAAAACCATCTTCATCAAAATGGTCCATTGATTCTTCATATTCATGTTGTGCCGCAAGGTATTCTTGCTTGCTTATCTCGTATTCTTTATCATCTTGCATTTTATTATCCTTCTTAATAAATATACAATATATGGAATAAAATGGATTAAATCAAGAACTAAATTTAATAATCTTCATATGTATCAATTCGAGGACAACCCGGTTCTTCTACTCTTATTGTCATTAACATTCCTTCGTCATCATATCCTGTGCCTATGTACATTGGAACACAACCTACATCTTCTGTTGTTGTGCAGCCAACTAACAATGACAACAAAGATACAAAAACGAATAAAACAAATAAATTAAATAT